AAAAGAATAAATCAACAAATCTAAAAAAGAAAGTAAAACGCTTAATAAATAAAAGGCGTAGAACTATTTTTTGTGACGTAGTAAAAACATACTATTGGAGTTAATTATAAAATTATTAAAATGAAAACACAAGAAGAAATTGAAACAAAACTTTCTGAAATTACTGAAATTAAAAACGACTTACAAAAACATTATTATGAAAGGCTATCTAAACAGAGCTCTATTTATGAGGGCGTTTGCTTTCACAAAGTATCTAAGAGATGGAAATCTAGAGTTAATGTTGATGGTAAAAGATTACATATAGGCTCGTTTAAAACCGAACAAGAGGCTTATATGGCAAGAAAAAACTATATAGATAGTAATATAGGAATCTCTACACATCTATCGCCTGGGTGAATTGGGATAACAAACTCATTGGCTGGGAATGTAAGTCCTATATTCATTTGACAGGCAGCGCAGGTTTTGGCATCGTTTTGTACAAGGATGTATTTTCGGAGTTCTTTTGCTCCCCAAGTGGTATTGTTGCTGATTGAATAGGCTGACATTAGGGTGTCTTTATTGAGCCTAAGAATGGATTTGTATGCAGATGTAATTCCACCCACGCCCACAGCAAGTATCCCACTGGCACGAACGGCAGCATATCCACTGGCATCTAGTATTTCGGATACGGTGTGTGGGCTTTCGATATTTAGCATAAAGTTATTGACTATCTCTAGTTGTGAGTATCCTTTGACCATCCCGACAGCAGCGAAGGCCTCCAGCTCATACTTCAACCGTAGTGCATAGGTGTTTAATCGCTGCATGTATGTTTTATCGTACCGTGTAGAAGTAAGCCACTCACGGCTATCCCAATCAGTAGGAGCTATGTCGAAATTCTTGTTTAGGTTCTTGGAAATGTTTTTGGTGTTATTGACACGCTTACTTATTATAACGGCAATGTCTTTTTTCATGTTTAGCAGAATGAGATTTACATCTTTGTTTCTGCCAAACTGAAAATCTTTGCCTTTGTTTCCCATAAGGAATGCTACCACAATGATTTGCTTCACTGCTGTATGGATACGGTTTTTCACCTCTACGCTTGCATCCTTAGAGTTTATTTGTGCTTTGGTAGCATAATCCAGTACTTTTAATTCTATCTCTTTTTTGGTCATGTCATTCTATCTCTAGGTCAATATCAGGTAAGTTTTTGAATTGCTCTTCAATCTGCTTTTTATTTGGACAGGTGTCACAAACTGCTGCCGGAAGATAAAAATGAATCAATTTTTCGGTTTCAGCAAGTTCCACACCTTTATCTTTCAACTTAGCGTCAAAAAGTTCGGATTGTTGTTTTATTATCTGTGCTAGAATTTGAGGTTCATCGGTGGTTTTCTTTAGCTTTTCCAGCTCTATGTAGTTTTTCTCACGAATTTCAGCCGGTGTTTGGTTTACTAGCAGGTCATATTCCTTATCCTCGATAGCCTTAAACTCGGAGTGTTCTATATTTTTCATTTTACAGAACTCATCGAATCCAGCTTTGGCGATTTCGGCTCTACGCACTGCCATGTAGTTTACATTTTCGGGCTTGGAGAAAAATACGCTGGCTGTGGAGTTTGCCGAAGCTATTTCCACATATTCAGCACCGAGGGTAGCCCTACGATACATATCGTGTGATACTACCATGTTTTGACATGCAATGTATAAATCGCAGGTGAGCCTACGAAACATGTCGAACTTTTCGTCTGACGGTTTGATTATCCGTGTAGCACCTACTCTGATTTTCGGTGGCTTGGTTTCTTTTATAGGAATCATTTAGTTGATAGTTGATAGTTGATAGTTAAGACCAAGTATGCTTAACTACCTACTGTTATTTAGTTTGCTGTGTCGTTTGGAGTGTCGTTTGCCAATGCAGCATTTTCTTTGGCTAGTTTTTCCTCCTCTTGTTTAAGTTGCTCTTCTAATCTTTTTACTTCATCACTGGCAGCATAAGGCATATTTTCGGCAACGGTTTGGTTGCTAAGTGAACCGTACTGTTTGGCTTGGCCGAGTGAAGTCATAACCGAAGCATCATCCTGTGGACTGAACATTTTGATATATGCACTCACATTTAGAGCAGCTACACCGGTGGCAAGAGCTGGCATCTCGAACATAAGACCCTGTTTGAAAAGTTTATTGACCTTATCCAATACGGAATTGAACTCATTAATCAATTGAAAAACAATACGTTCTGTAGGATAGAACATCATTTTCATAGAACCAGTAGGCATATCTCCACTCGATTTTGATTTTGGAAAAACCATACCTAGTTTATTTGAAATAACTTCGAGTGAGGTTTCCCATTCAAATTTGAATTGAGTAGAAATATCGGCACCTTGTACTAATTTGAAATCCCCGGTAGTATCTGTAATTACAATATCAGTACCACCAGCTTTAGTAGTTTGAACCGATGCAGGATTATCCACCTTTAAGTGGTATTTTGGTTTAGCCTTGGTACGGTTATCTTCCGACAAGCGTGAGAGCATAACTTCAAGATTGTGGATATTACTTTGTACCGGTGTCCAAAAAGCACCCTCTTTACGGAAATAATATACTACAGGGATTTGCTTGAATCCGTGTAAGTCGTGTGATATTCTAGTCCACACAACATCTGTATCCGAGTAAGTATCATAATACTGTTTGTCAATAATATCGCAGTAGTTAGTGAAGCTTCCCTCGTTATTAATTTGGGAATAGAACCTTGCGAAATACTCCAGATCGCCAAACTTATCTTTTTTCTCGTAGATTTGCTCGCCATCAAGGAATGATAATACTTTCCACTTGAACTCTTTGGTTTCAATATCACGATAGAAAAGTGCAGCACCATCGCCAACTGACAGAATGCTTTTGATAAGGTCATTGCGAAGTACATCCATGTTTTTCATATCCCAAAACTCCTTGTATTGAGATAGAGTTTCAGGATTATTTTCACCCACTGTAGAATCGGTAAATTGTGTTTTATTACCAAGAAGGTGTGCCAGTACAATTTCTACAGATTCGCATTGGAATGGAAGTGATATACGATTTACTTTGTGGACATCAATTATGTTATCATTGGCATCTAGTATTGGAATATCAGGATATACCAATGGGCTATTGATACCATGACCGCTAGGGTGATACTCATCGTAGAATTTTTGTTGCGACACTTTAGTATCCAACTGATTAGAGAAGTTTTCGACTTCGTAATTTTGTTTCGGGTTTGGAAACCTCCAGTACTTAGGTACTCTAATTTGGTCTGGTGTCATTGTGGTAGTTTATAAAAAGAAGTTTTGTAAATTCACCATGGTTTTTTTAGCCATTGGCGTATATTGTCTTTGTCCTATGTTTAATCCTAGCCTGTAGATTAGTCCGAAGATTACATCGGCAGAGTGGCCTATTACGGCACGAGTTTCTTTCTTGTCGATACATTGCAGCACGCCATCCTTGTCGGCTCTCCAACGGATTGCTTTGCGCTCGTGTAGTAGGTGTTGCTGTAGGGTTTGACCGAAGAAAATACGGTTAAGTAATTCAGGGTCGATACTAATACCGCACTCCCCTGTATCATTGTGGTTATTAAGTACTTCTAGGAATTTACCGATAAGTTCCGCTTTGGCATTGGCATACATCTTAATCATTTTCTTATCCAGTACGGCTACTTTGCTACCATCCGAAACGGCAGCATTGGACACGAACTTTTTGGCATCATCGAAGTATCCAGAAAAAGCGAATCCAACACCAATGGCATCGTAGATAAAATTCTTTTCGGCTACCCCCTCTTGGTTGAGGTGCCTGGTAGTCCATTCAACAAGGGCTTTTGCTTTCAGCCCATTGGCCATATAGACATTGGTAATGTGCAGTCCGTCCCATATCCATAGCGTAACTTTATCCTTACCCTCACCGGCTATATCCATAGAGGCATACTTGGTTCCATCTGTTTGATAGGCAGTAGCAAAGAACCGGTGCATATCCGCTTCCGAAACGATAGAATCTCCCACATCCAGTTTACGCCAGCAAGCACGAGCGTAACGGTTTTTCATTTCGGTAGAACCTTTTAGTAGCTGACCGAGATATTCGATACCACCACCACCGGAGCGCATGAGGTATTCATTCTCGGACATTTTACCCTCGAAAACAGAAATGGACATGATTACATCAAGCGGTGAATTGTGTTTCACCATGTTGGCATCAAGGAAAGGGGCTATGTAGTCTTTGGCAAGCTCATAGACTTCTTCACGAGAATCTCCCCAAATAGCCTCCGAGATAGTGTTACCAAACTGATAGAAAAAGCGTTCCTTACCATCACGTTCGGGGATATGGTAGCCAGTATCAGGGTCGATATACCAATCAATAAGATTAGAAATCCAACTATCGGCATCGGCATTACAAGTACCAAAAATCTGTGTTTTGATACCATAGGTAGTACGGAGGTTGGCGAATAGAGCATTGAACTTCACTTCCTCAATATGGGTAATTTCGTCAATAAAGATATGTGCATACTCCTTACCCTGAATAGCTTCCTGAAACTCTTTGACAGTAGGCGAGTAATTCATAAACGAAGCTCTAGCACCCGATTGAAACTTCCAAACCATGTTGGCCTGACTTTCGAGGTAAGTACCAAACTGCGAGAAAATACCCTTTGAAGCATCCACTATACCACCGGCACCATTGGCATCCTTTATTTCCTTCCGCATATATACGCAGCGATATTCCGGTAGCGATATATGTGGTAGTATTTTGGACAGTATAAGGTGTGTTTTGCCATTACCACGATTACCACAATAAATCACGATTTTAGACTTGCACTGAAAGGCATTGGTCTGTGAGCCATTATTTAGATAACGGCTTGTTTTTCGTGATTTTATTTTTTGGAATTGGGCGTTGGTTAATAACATTTTCTGATAATTTAACCACAAAGATAGTGCATTTCGGTAGTCAAATAATGTATATACGATAAAAAGTAGAAATTATTTTCAAATAATCGTATTTATTTATCGTAAATACATTATCTTTGTAAAAAATATTATCCAAAAACTAGAAAAACAAGAGTTTGGAACCAACAAAAACTCATAAAGAACTTATGAAACTCCAAAAACAAGAAATCTTTGAAGAACTCAAAGTAAAACTAGGCGCAAGCCGAATGATTAGTGACCGCACGATAAATGATTCATTGGAATCCCTAATGTCATTTGTGGGAGAAGAAACCGAGTTAAGCGCATTTGTGGCGCAAGTACTACCCAACTTTACATCAATGGATGGGAACTTACGACACGAAGTAGCGGAAAAAGCCAAGGCACTTGAAGTAGCTGCTAAAGCGAAGGAAAAAACTCCAGAGGAGATTGCAGCTCAAAAAGTGATTGACGATGCAAAAGCTGCCGAACTATTGGCAGAGCCAGCATGGGCAAAAACAATGAGAGAAGCGCAAGAAGCAAGATTTGCAGCTATGGAGGCAAAACTTACCGGTGCGGAAACAGCAAAGACTATTGAGCAAAAGAAGAACACGATACTTGAAACTGCTAAGGCAAAATACACTGACAGTGTAGTTGAAATAGCTGGTGAGTATTTTGATTTTGGGGCTGAAACTGCACAGGCTGATTTTGAAGCCAGATGTGTAAACATAGGCAGTAAGTTTGGAGTGAAGCCACTAACCGGTGACCCAACGCCCACTGACCCAAAAGCTCAATTCTTAGCTCAAAAAGCAGAATTGATTAAAGAAGGAGTGATTAATACTCCTGTATAAACTAACTAACAAAAATAAAGAAAAATGGAAAATTTTGATTTAGGAGTTAGCGGTTCAGAACAGAAATTCTTTGGTGGCAGAACCCCGATATGGCGACATATCGACAATGATGGCATTGAAGCAATAGGTGGAAATTTGAAAGTAGTATCGGACTTTAAAACCGAATATGCTGGAAAGATAATCCTTGCTGGAACACCCGTAAACTTAACAGACAGAGTGATTACCATTCTACCAACTTACGAAGTAACTGACAATTACGCTGCTACAGTAGCAACTGTGATTAAAGTGAACGCCTATGGTTTGACCATATTGCCGAAGGCAGGAGATGTAATCATGGTAGCCCCTGCAACCGTAGGAACTACAGGAACAGCTATCGCTATTACAGCCGTGGCATTGGTATCCAACAAATATGAACTTACCGTAGGTGCTGCTGCCTTTGGTTCTGGAGTAGCTGTAGCTGCCGGAGCAATTTTAGTAGGAGCAAGTGCTGCCGGAGCGAGTGCCACTATCGCTACAATTCCAACTGGACTTGTAAGACGAGAAGTAAAAATTGCCACAGTTGCCGATGTAGCTAACGTAGCATCAGTATATAACGGTGATATTTATATCGACCGTATTCAAGCTATACCAGCTTGCGTAAAAGCCGTATTACCACAAATTCACTTTACAAAAGGATAAACCATGCAAGCTACAGGACTAAATTACTACGATTTGCTGCAATCAGCACAAGTAGCCCCATCCCAGCTTTCGATATGGCTGGATGTAATGTTTGAAAAATACAACACTGCCATGTGGGATGGTTTTGTATTTGATACGACCCCTTTGATTGGATACAAGTACGAGCAATTCCAAGCCGAATTGCAGATTAACGTAATGGCATCGTACATCAACCCTGATTCACAGGCGTTGGAGCAATCGACAGAAGGATTCTCTTTATTGTCAGGTTCGGTACCAACTATCGGTACACGTTTGTCGAGAGATGAAAAAGAAGTACGTGACCTGATGCAAATTCAGAAAAACTTTGGGGATGCAAGTGCTGCTACAATTGCTGCAAAACAGTTGTTCAAAACTTTCAACCAAATGTTGACCTCTCACGTAAACGCCATTACTTACCAACGTAACCAAATGGTATCGAAAGGTAAATTGGAGATATTGGATACCAATAACCCACAAGGATTGGTGAGTGCTGCTTATTCAGCTCAAATTCCAGTAGGAAACTTCACCGCTTTGGCCGGTAACTATAAATGGTGGACTGATGCTACTCGTGCAACCGAAGGAACAAGTGCTGACCCAATCAAAGACTTGGAGGAAAAAATTCTTCAATTGAATGATTTGGAGATTAACGACATTACAATGGAAGCCGATGTGTTGACATTGAAAGCTGTTATCAAGCACTCTAAAGTGTTGCAAGCCATTGGATATAGTTTGAACCCATTGGTAACAACCGATGCTATTGCTGTGGCTGTAGGAACTAACCTAACAACCGAGCAACGGATTACTGCGCTTGGAAGTATTCTTGGTATCACTATCAAGACTATTAATCACACTGCGCAAGTAGAAAAGATTAATAAAACAACCAAGAAAGTAGAGAAAACCAAAATGCGTAGTTTTGAAGCTAACACATTTACGTTT